GATATAATGTTATCCCTTTTAGTAGGGGTTGCAGAATTTCTCTAACACTCTGTCCTCTTTCTTTTATCATGTCCATATCATTTGCTAATAAAGATAGTACACCCCTAGATAAAATATAAGATAGGTCTACATGGTTATCGCCTATTACGTGTGTATCTACTACAGCAAGACTAACTCCATCTTCTCCATCAGGTTTAAGAAGTATAACATACATGTTTTTAGGAAAGCTATCCTTGTATGAATTTAAATCTTCTTTATTCATCTAACCACTCTTGTGGCAAAAACCCTTGGCACCACTTAAAACCATACCTTTCACACCACCCTGAGTATGTAGTCTTAGATCCTTTGTACAGCTTATTATCTGCTTTCATAAACAGAAACCGTATGTCTATCTCAGGGTGTTGCTTTTTAATTAACAAGTGCTTGCCTCTGTCTGCTGTAGTGAACAGACCCTTTGCCTCTATATAGAAGTTTTTACCTACTATAGTAAAGTCAGGATTATAAGTAGAATGCCTAACATAATCTATTTTCTCCGATTCATATTCAAATTTTACATTGTTTCTATTAAAGGCCACAGCGATAGACAACTCAAAGTCTGATCGGTAGCCATGATGTCTTAGTACCATTATACCCTCGGCATGTTTTTATGTATTATATCCTCAAACTTATCGTTAAAGTATTTAAAAGTTTTAGGTGCACTCTCCCGTAGAATGCCTCGTTGTTCTTCTATGCCTGTCCAGTGTAATACTACTAGGCTGTTTCTTGTCTTTGCTTGTGTAGCTAATATATCTAGGTCATGGTCTATTTTCTCCTTATGTTCGTCAAATCTATCATCACTCCAAGGTTCATCTAAATCAAACGTTTTAGTCATGCGGATTGGTATGCCATTAGGCCTGTTGCGTAGTTCTTTTACAATACTATCACCACCAAATGTTTTATCACACTCTTGATAACCAAAATATACATTCTCATTAATGTATGTATCTCCTATGGTTACTTCTGTAGATAAATAAATCATACCTCTATTTCTCTCTTTTTTAATTTTGTATACCAAACCAATGGTCGTTGTGTTGCTTGTGTTCCTACTTTTTTATGTAGCTGTGCAGTAGGCCAGCACTGTGTTTTATAATCACAATAGCCACATACAGTGTGCATAACTCTATTTCCTGTAGCAACTATCTCACCTTTTCTCTTTCCATGCTGTACACGAAAGGTCTCTTCTTTGTCTTTAAATTCTTTTTTCAATGGCTTGTCTTGTAGCATTGTTTTTGCATTAGACTTTGCCTTAGCCAACTGTTCTGTAGAATCTTCTTGTTGATAGTCTGGTGCTTCACACACTGCCCATTCACCAGAAGCTTTATCAACAACTATCCACCCACCAAAGTCCATGCCCTTTGCTTTACTGTACAGGTAACCCTGCATAAGATAACCAAAGGTATCATCTTCTTTTACTTTATTGTACCCACCAAACTCTCCACCAAACTTCTTAGAGAATGCATAGGGTGATGCAGATTTTATATCCCACACCTTGCCATCAATAACAACGTCTAGTGTACCATTAAGTTCGCACACATCTAAATCTAACTTAACTTTCTCTTGTTCTGATTCTATATTTACTCCTGCAGATCTTAACACCACTATAGATATAGCCTCTATAATATCACCAAACAAAAATCGCATAATAGAATTGTATTGCACCTCTTTAGGTGAACCGTTTTTGTCATGCCACTGTTGACACATGGGTTTACCCAAGCCACTCATTCGTAGAGAGTATTTACTCTTACCACGAGAAAACTGTTTGACAAGGGCATTCCCACAGTCATTCTTAAAATTTTCTAAAAGTTCAGGGTCTAGATCAATACCTTCTTTAGTGGCACGATCTAGTAATCCCTGCACTTTCATAAGAATAGGATTAAACAAAAGTCTTATCCAGCAGTTTCAAGAGTATCGCCAAAGTCAGACAAGTCTCCTAGTTTGGCGTTCTTTTCTTTTCCTTCTCTCCACTGTGCCATTGTCTTATTGTTAATGGCTTCTTTGGTTTCAAAGAATTTGGTCATTAAGTCTTGATCACCTTCCTTAATCTCTGTTGTTTTAAGAACAGATATAGCAGGAACGTAATAGGATGCACCTCCCATCTTCTTTCTCAACGTAGTCACTTTGTTTACCACAGTGCACATGATTTGCTTTTGTCTAGCTATCATCTTTATGTGGTCACTTACTGGCAGAAAACTTGATCCACGAACATACCATACAGAAGGTATTTCTTCTGGCATATCCACTTTATTTCCATCAGCATCTACAGGATCAACAAGCTGTACCGTATTATACAGAACTTGATTACACTTCACATTTTTGTGAAATGCCAACTCTGGACTGTCTTTTGGTAAAGCGTCTGCTTGGTCCTTAGTTAATCTACCACAACGCATGTTACCTTCGCTGTCATAAAAATCAGCACTTAAAGTCGGTGCTTGTATTGTTTGACAACCAAAAGTATTTTGATCTGCATCCCATCTGCTGTAGGTGTACAAACGATAGAAGATTCTAACGTGTGCTTCCTTAGCATAGGCGGTGAGAAGGTTTGGTAGTTTTAAAGCAAACTTCCCACGAGAGATAGTTCTACCCTCGCTGTCCTCTTCACTGTGGTTAATACCAAGACGAGGAAGCCCCTGATTATTAGAAGCTCCAATCATCTCTTGTCCAGTAAGTGCAGCAATCTCTTCCACTGACATATTTTTCAATGAAGGTACTACACTTGCTTCTTTCGTTACAACGTCATTAGACATCATACTCTTCTCCTCTGGTTTAGAGTGTTAAGACCTCCTCCATGTTAAGCCAATCTTTGCCAATCTTCAATTCAATACCCACCGGCATGTCATAGTCAATATTGTATCTCTTCTTAGCTTCAGACTTTATACTCAACATGGACTCAGCCAAAATTTCAATCACCTCTTTTTCCTCTGCAGGAAACACATCAAGGACAATTGAATCATGTACGGTATTACATACTACAGACTGCATGCCCTTGTCAAACAAAATTTTTCTTAAATTTATAAGAGCAAGTGGTAACAGATCTGCAGTTGCAAATCCCTGTACAGGATAGTTTTTTATGGCGGTAGCATGTGTAGAACCACCATGGAAGTTCCTACGAACATGAGGAAAATGATAAACCCTACCAGAAGGAAGGGTGATCTTTTTCGTCTTAATCGCTTCGTTTTGTAAAGAGATGTGCCATCTAGCAACAGCTGAATATCTGGCCTTGAATAGGTCATAATACTCAACTTCTTTTTCTGTTCCATATGTACCTCCGTATAATGGTTTAAACGTGTGTGCTTTTGCTTCCTGTCTAGAAACACCCAATGCCTCTGCAGAAAAACTATGTACATCAAAACCTTTCTGTACATCAGCATACACCTGTTCGTCATTTGCAAGAAAACCGGCAACCCTAAATTCTAATTGGCTGTAGTCACCTTCAAGTATCTTTCCCCCCTCCCATCGTGATACAACACATTCTCGTACAGGAAAGGTTGTACCTCTTGGCATGTTTTGGAAGTTAGGGTTACGAGAAGATAGTCTTCCTGTAGCAGTAACGCACTGCATGTAGTGTGGATGAATAAAACCTTTGCTATCCAATCCCTTTTCTATACCGTCAACAAATGTTCTTAAGTATGTACCTATAGCATTGTACTTTATATAAGAACTAATAAATTTTTTCTGTTCGTCAGTAGCAGACAAAGACAGTATCTCTAATGTAGGTCTATCTGTTTTAAATCCATGGGTACTCACATCGTAAGCATCTCTTGGCACCAACTTAAATCCGGCAACTGTTCCTGTAGATTTAAATACAACCCCATCCCCCCCACACGTTTTACAAATTCTTTTAGCTTTGCCAATCGTACCGTCTTTCTTTAGTGGGTTAAAGTATCCTCTCCCTTTACAGGAAGAACACTGATGTGATTCTGTGTGAGGTACAACAGTAGTATATGTTCTTACCTTTCTGATAAAATCATCTTGCTTGTACTTTCTTACTCGCTTCTTTCTTTTAGTACTACCATACTGTTCATAGCCTAAATTAAATGTACTCGCCCATAATTTTTTATCTGTCACTGCTCTGCTGTACAAAACTTTAGATCTGTCCTCTGGGCTGTCTAAGTTTATGGGAGTATCACCCATTGTACGCTTAACTTCTTCATCAAGAAACTCATTTAACTCATTGTATTCATTACGATATTGTTCTCTAATATTTGTCAAAGCATCTACACTAACTTTCATGCCAGTATTTTCCATTTCGGTAAGAACTTGACACATCTCATTCATTAAACCAACAGTAGGTGCAAGGCCATTGGAAACATCTTTTTGTTGTGCGAGGTACAACTGTTTTGTCACCTCTACATCTGCTCTTCCATATTCCTCTACAATGTCCCAAGGAATGCTGTCAAAGGACACACCATCTTTCATGTACTGCTCTGTTAAATCTGTACGTTTCTCGTCAAGACCATATCTTTTTACCGATTCGGCAAGAGATAAGGCAACTTTGTCACCGCCATGTATAACGTACTCTGCTATCATAGTGTCATATAGTTTGCCTGTATAGGTAAAGTTGCAAGCAAGTAACCACTTAAGATCAAACTTAATGTTGTGTCCTACTAATATGTCAGTATCATCTAAAACTTTCTGCAGTATAGCAAAGCCATTCTCTGTAGGTTCTTTTTCTGTGTGGGTAAAACAGAGATAACCTTCAATGTCGGGCCGATGAGTCACTTTCTCTGTAAAGGGGGCTATTATATCAGAACCTACAGAGC